AGACAATTTCAATGTAACCCGTAAACTCACAGTGCTAAATGCCAGAACCGACACGATCCTGCTGGAGCTGACAGGAACATTTTCCGTGCAGAATAACTCGGAGAATGAGCTGGAAGTCATCATCGAGACAGCGGAAGGAAAATACCAGAAAGATCTTGTGTACCTCAATGATTATACGATGTACGTCGTTGAGGACATTTCCGGTGCTGATGTAGATAAATACCATTATGAAATCAATTTTCTTCCGGAGTGGGGCGTAAAAGTTACCCACGAAGATTAATTGCGCCGGCGCAACGAAGGGAGGTGAGAGGGATGCGAGTAACGGTAACACGAGAATTCAAGGATATTGAAAATGACCTGGTGCTTCGGACGGTTGGCGAAAAACTGAACCTTCCGCCGGCCAGAGCACAGTATCTGGCCGCTGTAGGCGTTGTACAGATTACAGAACAGGAGAAAGGCGGTGATCCAAAATCTCCCGATGAGACGCAGGGTTAGGCGTCTTATTTTTATGCCCGGAATGGCAGAAAACTACCGGAAAGGAGCAAAAAAATGACACAGGAACAGTTTGAGGCACTTGGCATTGAAAAGAGCCTTGCGAAAAAAGCCGCGGATGAGTCGAAAAAGGAGCTTGAGGGCTATGTGCCGAAAGCGGACTATGACACGATGGAGCAGCAGAAGAAACAGCTGGAAACCACGGTGGGAGACTATAAAACACAGATGGAGTCTTTAAAGACGGCTGCCGGTGATAATGAGTATCTGAAGAAGCAGATCGCGGACCTTCAGGAGCAGAACGCCAACAAGGACAAAGAACACAAAAAAGAGCTGGATGATCTGAAAGTAACCAATGCTATCAAAATGGCGATTTCCGCATCTGCGCAGGACAGCGACCTGGTTGCAGGACTTATGGACCGCTCGAAGCTGATCCTCGGCGAGGATGGAAAAGTAACCGGTCTGGAGGAACAGGTAAAATCCCTGAAAGAATCCAAGCCATTTCTGTTTAAACAGGAATCAAAACCGGCGCAGAAAAAGGGATTCTTCCCTCTCGGACCCAAAGAGCAGGGCGGCCAGCCGAAAGAAGACGGCCATGCATCCATGAAGGATGCCATCGCGGCAAGATTAAATCTGAACGAAGGAAAGGGTGAATAAGTATGGCAATCACACTGGAAGAAGCAAAGAAAAATGTGCAGGATGACCTGCAGATGGGCGTCATCGACGAGTTCCAGAAATCTAACTGGATTCTGGAGCACATTCCGTTTGATGATGCGGTATCCCCGACCGGAGGCGGTGCAACACCGACCTACAGCTATACACGACTGAAAACACAGCCAACAGCAGAATTTCGTGAAATCAATACAGAGTATACACCGTCGGAGGTTACCAAGGAGAGACATACCGTAGACATTAAGGTATTCGGTGGTTCTTATGAGATCGACCGTGTCATTGCTAATTTTGGTGGTATCGTAGGAGAGGTAGAGCTGCAGCAGGCGCAGAAAATCAAAGCAGCGCAGGCTCTGTTCAACGATACATTTATCAATGGTGATGTCGGCGTCAATACCAAATGCTTTGACGGTCTGGACAAGGCACTGACAGGAAGTTCTACAGAGTACAACACCGAAAAAGTGATTGATCTTTCAACGTCTGACCTGGTCACAAAAAATTATCATTATTTTATTGATGCGCTGGATGAGTTTCTGGGTGGTCTGGATGGAACACCGTCGTTTATTGGCGGAAATAACAAGCTGATCTCCAAGATCCGCGCTTGCGCAAGACGTGCTGGTATGTACCAGGTGTCAACAGATAATTGGGGAAGACAGGTAGAGCATTATGGGGATATCCCGTTTGTAGATTTCAAAACGAAACCGGGAACCAACGATGAAGTAGTTAAGATCGATGGAACAGATGGAACCACCTCTCTGTATGTTGGACGTTTGGCAATGGATGGTCTGCATGCGGTTTCTTTTGCCGGTGTTGCACCGGTGCAGGTCTGGCTTCCAGATTTTTCGACCGCAGGAGCAGTCAAAAAAGGCGAGGTCGAGATGAATGCAGCAATTGCACTGAAATCATCCAGAGCCGCCGGTGTATTCCGGAAAATCAAAGTAAAATGATGGAGGTAAAAAGAGTATGAAGGTATACAGTCCGAACAAATCCTATACCGGCGTAACGGCGTCGGTTCCTTTCTGCAAAGGCCAGGGTGAAACAGATGATCCGTATCTGCTGGAATGGTTTGAAAAACACGGATATGAGGTAGAAAAACCGGTTGCACCAGAACCAGAGGAGCTGTTGGAGCCAGAAGAGCTGCTGGAACCAGAAGAGCCGGTGGCAGAAACAATGGAAGAGCCTGTTCCGGAGCCGGTGAAACCCGCGAAAAAAGCGAAAGGGTGACACCATGAGCTATGAACCGTACGTAAGCCCGGAATACTACCGAGATACTTATCAGGACGGCGCTTTCGAGGAGGATGCAGAGCTTGTCTGGTATCTCCGTCAGGCATCCCGCCATATTGATTCCCTGACCTACAATCGGATTGTAGGCCGGGGATTTTCTAATCTTACGGCGTATCAGCAGGATCTGATCCGGGAGGTAATCTGCCAGCAGGCGGAATTTGAGTATGAGTACCGCGACGAAATCAATTCGGTGCTTTCAAGTTACAGTATTAACGGCGTATCCGTGCAGTTTGCGGAGAATACGTGGAATGTATTTTCCACAAAGGGCGTGGCCATGCGCCGGGATGTGTACGCAATGCTGTGCCAGACTGGATTGTGCTGCCAGGTACTGAGGTAGGTGATGAAATGAAATATCCATGTTTGGTGCCAAAATCACTTTGTAAGACCAAGATCAATCTGAGCATGGACAGAGAGGGTACAACAAAATATGGAGATCCGCTTCCGGCGGTGGAGTACGATGGCAATTGTAATTACCAGGACAGCGCCAAAAGCGTGATGACGTTCGAACGAAAGCTGGTGCAGATCTCCGGCACCGCCCTCTTTCCGGGGGACATCTGCCCGGAACTGCCGGCAATCTACGGCGGATCGGCAGAAGTATTCGGAATGAAACGAAGAATTCTACAGGGGCGGAAAGCCAGAAATCCGGATGGGACAGTTAATTACACGGAGGTGTTGCTGATATGATCAAAGTCAATTCGAATGTAAAATTGGATTTTGGAAAAATTCAGATGCTGACGGATGCACAGGTCAAAGCAATGGAGATGACTGCAGAGGCGCTGCACACAGAAGTGGTGCAGGCGCAGGTGATTCCAAGGAATACCGGTAATCTGCAGAACGAAAGCATGTTTTTGGACTGTACGCAAAGTCATCAGGGAGTCGTAACGCTTGCATCTACAGCACCATATGCCAGACGTTTGTATTTCCATCCAGAATACCATTTCAAGAAAGACGAAAATCCAAATGCCCGCGGTGAATGGTATGAAGATTGGCTTCCGGGCGGAAAGAATGCGGATTTTTGTGCAGAAGCGTTTAAACGGCTATACAGGAGGTGTGCACGATTATGACACTGGTAGACGTATGTGACTTTGCGGAATCTCTTGCGATTGCAGATCATGTATACATGGGAGATCTCCCTGAGAAGGATGAGAAGTCCATTGGCGTGTATAACAGCAAGCACCAACAGGTGTACCACACTGCGCTGGGCGGTGCTTCCGGATATGGGCAGAAATATGTTACTTTCCTTATACACTGGAATAAATCTTTGCGTGAGACAGAAAAGGCAGCCACGGCCTTATTTGACAGGCTCTGTAAAGTGAGGGGCAGTAAAATCAATCAGGAAACCATACAATTTATTCAGCCGCTGTATGATCTGCAGGACATCGGAAAAGACGATAACGGTATCTGCGAAATGGTCATCGAAGCGGCCGTGATTTATAAGAAAGGATAAGAAGCATGGGAAAAACAACAAATGTATATCCGGTTCTGGATAACAAGTTTAAGGTTGGCGCCGCAAAAGAGAACGCAACCATAATTGCCGATATGGAGCAGTTTTCTGTGTCCGTATCAAACGGGGTGGAAACATGGACTCCAATGGATACAGAAGGATGGCAGCGGGCGTTGATGACCGCAAAAGCGATGACCATTTCCTTGGCCGGAAAGAGAAACATTGGAGACACGGGAAATGATTTTGTGGCTGATAAACTGTTCAAAAATGGCCATGAAGCCGAAGGATATTTCGAGTGGGAATTCCCGGACGGAACTTCGGTTGCATGGAACAGCGCGATTTTTGACGTCAAAAATATGGGCGGTGGTGACTCTACCAATGTAGCACCGCTGGAATTTGACGTTATCAGCAACGGAAAACCAACGGTAACACCGGCATTATAAGGAGGAAAACGATGAGTAAAGTTGTAAATATCACCGATAAATTAAATTTTGAGGAAAATCCGGCTCTGCAGATCGGAGATATGACTGTTGAGGTGCATGCGGATGCAGAAACAGTTCTCCGACTGATGGGAACCTTTAAAGACAAGGATGAGGCTGATATCAATACTGTGACAGAAATGATGGGTCTTCTTTTTGATCCGGAAGCAGTAGAGCAGCTGTGTGCGATGAAAAAGGATGGAAAAAAACTTTCTGCGAAATCTTTGATGATTATCGTACAGGAAGCAATGAATCTGGTTATGGGAGAAGATTCACCGGGAGAGCAGTGACCCGTACTATGACCTGATCGATGATTTTGACCTGATCGTATCATCGTTTCAGTCACAGTACGGGCTCCGATTGTCCAAAGAACTTCCACAGGGAATGAAGTGGGATGAATTCCGGGATCTTCTGATCGGCATCGGGCCGGATACTGCACTTGGCCGTGTGGTAGAGATCCGGGCGGAAGATCAGAAGGAAATTCTGGAAAATTTTACTCCAGAACAGCACAGAATCCGGAATGCATGGAGAAGAAAGCATGCCAGAGACCTTGCAAAAACCGTGTCGAAAGAAGAAATGGACATGGCGATGGATGGAATCAAGAATATGTTTCTTAGTATGGCAGGCTTGAAAATTGTTTGATAGAAAATCGTAGGAGGAAAAAACTATTGAGAAAAAGAAAATAAAGTGTCCGTATTGTGGACATGAGCAGAAAGTGCAGTATGTTCCAGATGCAAGATGCCAGGGGGTGTTTTTGAAATGCCAGGCGCGTCATTGCAAAAAAGAATTTGAAATAAAAATCAACCAGGACAAGTAGTGCCACTGTGCCGATGTCCTCGCGACAGAGGCAGGTGGTATATATGTCAGCTACAAGTATTGGACAGATCGGACTTGATCTGGTTGTAAATAAAAATCAATTCGAGAGTCAGATGGCCGGAATAACCGGTCT